CCAGCCCCTGCCGCCCACACCGGGCCTGTCGCGCGCTGGCGTGCGCTTGCCGCAAATGGTGCGCCGGTAGGACCTGCGTGGGATCGGGGCGTTGATGCCTTCGAAACCGGACTTCCGATCACCGATTGTCCGTATGAAGAGCCGGAAGCCAAGCAAGAAGCCGAGGATTGGTGCGGCGGATGGGTCAATGCGGAAAGGGCGAAGCAATGACCATAGAGATTACAGTTTCTCAGAGCGAGATGTTTATTGATCTGCGTGTTGTTGATGAGCGTGGAAACATCAAAATCCTTCAAATCGACAAATTTAGGCTGCGCTTGTCTCTGGAACATCGTGTTTTTAACCACTTGTTAGACGAGTATCCTGGACGGCGGTTTTTTGGCATCTTTGGCGTTGATCGCATACCCGATGAGGTGGCCGGAACGGCGGCGCTCGAAGCGGTATCCCTTTTCTTGGGGGAGCAGCCATGACCCGGCTCACACTGTCCGAGGCCGAGGACATGATCGACCACATGAGCGGCATGGGCGAACTGGTCAATCCGGTGACCTATGAGGCCACGGTCTTTGACTGTGATGTCAGCGAAGCGCGCCTGACGGCTGACATGTTCGCCAGCGGGCTTGGGCGCGAGATCGACCCGACCAGCATCGAAATCACACCAGACAGGTTGGACGGCATGGATATTCCGTGCGTCACCGTCACCGTGAGATTGGGGGCGAAATGATGAGAGAGGATTGGACTGGCGAGCATTTCATCAGGTCCGTTCCGCGCGCAGTCAAGGACGCGGCGGCGCAGGAAATCGAAAGCCGGAAGCCCGGCACAACACTGGTCGCCGTCAACGCAATCAAACAAATGGGCGCGCAGGGGCTTACCTTGTCCAGGATCGCCAAGGAATTGAAGTATTCCCGGCCCTACATTTGCCAGCTTGCCAAACAGCACGGGATCATCCTGCCCGATGGACGAGGCAAGCGGAGGGGCGCGTGAAATGGTAGCAATCAAGCTTCACCGCAGCGTGGATAAATTGGCGCTCATTTTACTCAAATGGCGCTGTCGTGGGAAAACCGCGCTTTATCTGGCGCGCAAGTTTGGTGTGACGAAAGATTTCGTGAAAAACACCACAAATCGTATCCGCGAGGCAGACATTGCCGAAAGCGGTGAGGCTGGCGTGGAGAGGTTTTATATTTTCGTCGATCCCGGAAGGAAGGGAAAATGATTAGCGACGTTGAAAAATACAAGTTTCTGGGGAAGATGATTGAGTCCGCCATTTCTCAAGAGCGGACCAGAACCGCTAACATTCTTTCCGCGATCCGCGACGATTATGCGCCATCGACCGAGCCTATGAAAACCATCGCGGACATGCGCCCGTGGTTCGAGGGCGTCATCGCGCAACGCAAGAAGGTCCATGAAATCGCCGAAATGCTGGACGTGCCGCAACACCGCGTCGTGTTCGCGCTGAAACAGTTGGGGTTGACCGCGCCGGGAATGAATAAATGATCGAGAACCCGCATCTGCTTCCGAAGATCAGAAGCGAGGCATTGCGCCGGGCGGCAATCGATATGCCCTGCACGCTCAGGATTGGAACGTTCATCTGCGTCCCTTGTTCGGGGCGGCAAACGAACGTCATGGCGCACCTGCCGGCACACGGCAAAGGCGTGGCGACCAAGGTTTCAGACCTGCACATGGCCTGCGCCTGTTCGTCCTGCCATGACCTGATCGACATGCGCGATCCGCGCGGCGGCGTGATCCGCGAGAAATATCCACACGCCTTCTGGGAACAGGTTTTTCGGGCGAGTTGCGAGACGCGGGACCGGTGGCTGGCGCTTGGGCTTCTGCCGATGGGTGACGATTGGGAGGTGGTGTGATGCGCGCTGACCGCACCATGAGCGAGACCTCGGCCTATGGATCAGACGCCTACTGCGCGCTGCGTCTCGGCCATGCGATTGACTGGTTCAAGAAGAACCGGCCCGTGCTAGAGCGTGAAGGTTTCCCAGAGAAGGACAGACTGTTCGCGCTGACGCTCAAAGCCGATGTTGAAGCATTTCTTGCGAAGCGCGCCCGCGTGGCGCAGCCTTCTGGTGTGGCGATAACCGAGCCACACAACAAAGGAGCAAACCTCAATGAGTTTTGATGATCGTCTCTGGGATGGGTCAGACCCGACCTATTCGCCCTGCACCGGGCTGTCGTCCGGGCTGTTCTACTGGAAGGCCCCGGCCAAGTATCGCAAGGCCGGATATTCGATCAAGACACAGCGTCTGCCGGGATTTCCCGGCGACGGAAATGATATTCCCCGCGCCGCATTTGCCCGCGACCTGACCAGCGCCATGGTGCGCTGGTATGAGGGTGAAGAAAAGAAGATCGAACCCGGCACCTGGGGAAGTCTCATTGTCAAATACAAGGGAGACGACATTTCGCCTTTTCAGGATATCAGGCCGAACAGCCGCGAGAACTACATGACCTATATTGCCAGATGGGAAGGCGCCATCGGGCATTTGAAAATCGCCGACATGACCTTCGCCGACACGAAACGCTGGCAGAGGGCCATGGTGGAGAAGGGCAGATCGGTCGATTATATCCACAAGATGTTCACGCATCTGCGGATCATCGTCGGCTATGGCGTTGCGTTGCGGCTGGTGGGTGCGCGCGATGCACAGGAAATACTTGGTGAGCTTCGCATCAAATCGCCAAAGCCAAGAACTTCTTCGCCCAGCGAAGATCAGGTCCTGTCCATCATCGCCGAGGCTGACAAGGCTGGGTTTTCTGGCTTCGCACTTGGTGCCCTGTTGCAGTGGCGACTGACGCTAAGGGCTATGGACATTCGCGGCGACTATTTCCGCCTGCGCAAAGACGAAGAGCGTAGCGGCATTGTCAGGGGCGGCTTTCGTTGGGAAAACGGCCTGACATGGGACATGTTCGACCGGGACATCGAGACCCTGACAAAGACGCCATCGAAAACCAAAGATAAACTGCCCGACAAAATCGTCTTTGATATGTCGTTGGTGCCGGACGTTCGTGCGCGCCTGTTGGGAATCCCCGTCGAAAAGCGTGTCGGGCCGGTGATCGTTGATCGCCACGGGATGCCCTACAGCCGCTACACCTGGGCTGATATTTTCCGCAAATGCCGTGCCTTTGCCAAAGTTCCCACCACCGTCTGGATGATGGATATCCGCGCCGGGGCAATCAACGATGCCAAGAATAAAGGCGCGTCACGGATCGAACTTCAGCAGCAGGCGAATCACGCCAGCGGCGAAACCACCGAGCGCTATATTCGTGAAAAATCAGACGGCGCGAACAACGTTCTGCGGCTGCGCGGAACGAACATGAAACAAGTCTGATGCAAGTCTGATGCAAGTCGATGCAAGTTTGCATCAGCGAAACTGACTAAGTGATTGAAATGATTGGTGCCGACGCCCCGGCTTGAACGGGGGACCCCTAGATCCACAATCTTGGCGAAGGCCAGTCTTTTCAGTCACTCCTGCAACGCCGCGTAGGCGAAGGAGTGGAAAAATGCGTGAACTTACCTTCCAGATCACCTGCCGCAAATGCGGTGGCCACATGGCTGACGGCGTCGCCACAGGCCAGACTTACACAGGCGCACTGGATTTTCCGGGTGACGCCGGGCCGGTCACAATCAGCGCGGGCGGGCCGGGGAAAGTGATCCCCTGTCGGAAATGCACGATGTGCGGATGGAGCGTGACATGACCGCCCCTGAACGCATGATCGAGACGCGCCGTTCGTGGTGGCTGGTTCCGGCGCTTATCGGCGGGGCGGCGGTGTGGGTGGTTTTGGTGTGGGGGTGGGCAGTATGACCCCGCTTATCACGCTCTTGGTGGTCACGCTCAATTGGGATGGCCGTGACGCGGTGGTATCCGCGATCCCCTACCCCGACCCCATGGTCTGTGGGGCGGCTCTGGAAACCCTGCCGCTGCCAGACGGGGCAATGGCGCAATGCGAGGTGACGGGCGTGCTGTCCGCGTCGCCGGTGCCAAGAATGAGGAATAGCTGATGATCAATATACCCCCGTATCCACTCGCATGGCCCGACACACAAAAGCGCACTGCAACAAAAGCCAAATCGGCATTCAGAACCGGCCTCACGGGCGCGATGGATAATGTGTCAAAAAGCCTTCGCGCCTTTGCTCAAGATAAGCGGAAAGAGGCTGGAATACTGCCAGATTACGTCCAATGCGGGGCTTTTTGACCAAAAACCAGCCGACCCAGGAATCGCTGTTTGGTTCGAGTGGGACGGGGCGCTGCGCTGCATCGCTGTTGATCGCTATCAGACCGTAGCTGAAAATTTACAGGCCATTCATCATGTTCTTGAGGCGCGGCGGGTGGAACTGCGCCACGCAGGCATCGAAATGGTGCGGACTACATTTCGGGGGTTTGTCGCGGCACTTCCCGCCCCCGATGCAAAATCATGGTCAGATATTCTTGGCGTTCCAAAAAACGCAACCGCTGACCAGATCAGTGCCGCCTATAAAGCCAGAGCCAGAGATTTGGCGCAGCGTGGCGATCAGGAACAATTGGTCGAATTGAATGTCGCCCGCGACCGGGCGATGGCAGGTGCGGCGTGACCCGCTCGCCGGTGCCGGGGAGGCGGGGATGACACAGACAGATGGGAGAGAGTGATGGACGCAATTGTTGATGGCATGATCGGTGGGATGATCGGGTTTGGGATTGGGCTGCTGATCTTGCACGGCGGCGCGTGGATTGTCCGCCGCTTCGCCGCAAGAGGAGACGCAAAATGAGTGACCAGCCGGAACGGATTTGGGCGACGCAATATATGCAAGCCAACGCCCCCTTTTCGGGTGGTGTCCAATACATCCGCGCAGACGTGGTCGAGGCGATGGTCGCGGCGGAGCGGGAGCGCTGTGCTCGGGTCGTTGGTGACGATGACACCTATCAGTGTTCCGCCCAAAGGCTTTGCCGATCAGGTAGACCTGGAGTTGCGCCACTTTAACATCAAGATGTTTTGATGACAGCCGCGCGGGCTATTATGCCGTCAACCACCTACTCCCCCCACAGCCCGCGCATAACCTTGCAGCCCTAGGACTGTGGCAATCCTACACCGCCGCCGCCCACCCCACCAGCCCGTTGTGACGTGACGCGCAAGCCCGTAGTGCGCCCCTGTCGCGGCCCCAAGCGGTTTCCACCTCGCCCTGCGTCATGTCACGGTCTGGCAGCGCCACAGGCCCCGCGCAGGGCTGCGTCAGGCTCGGGGGCGGCAAGGGTCGGGGGCTAGCGACGGGCGAGGCGGCGCACCCCGTCAACGCCAAGGCCGATGCGATTAGCGTTAGGGTCTTTGCGCGCTTCATCTTCCAGCTCCTGTGCCAGCTTATCCGCTGTTGCCTGCACCGCCAGACGCTCAGATTCAGCCCGTAAGGCCGCTTCTGCGGCTTTGGCGGTAGCAGCCTGCGCCTTAACCAGCGCCGCCGCCTGCCGGGCCTCTGCGATTGCATAGCCGGTGTGATAAAACCGATAGGCGGTGACGGCGTTCGAAATGGCCAAAATGGCCACAAGCGCCATGATGCGATACGGCGCGGGGATCAGGGCCAGCATCACGCCACCAATTCGAAATGCGGGCCGTCATGCAGGGTGCCGCGATAATGCCCCTCCATGGCCACTACGTCCGCGAGGCTCTTGCAAGCGAGCAAGTCCTCATTCCAATTCCCGCCCCAGCGGATGCGAAACCCCAGTTCGGTCGCTGCCTGACACATGGCCCACGCGATCTGATGGTAAAGCGGCCAAGTGTCGAAATCCCACTTGCCATCAACCCACGCGGTCAAATCGACCGAATGTCCGGTGCCGTCGGCGGTGATCTGGTGGTTCGATTTGTGCTTGTAGCCGTCCTTGTCGGTGACCTTCGGGCCGGGCGTCGTGCGCCCCTTTTGATACAGCGCGTTCTGCTCAGCCGCCGTCCTGACAGCCCTGCCCACAACGCCAAAATCAACCGTGCTGATCGCAATCGCCCGGCACACCGCCAGCTTCAGATAGGGGTGAACGCCTGCCATGTTGGCGAGGCTTTTGTCGCCTAGAACGAAGGTCATTCCGGTTTTCTCCAGAACTTCGAACAAACCGGTTCGGTGGTGTCTTTGGTCCCGCGATTGGTTTCAACCGCGTAGAACACACAGGCCCGAAACTCGCCTTTCGGTAGGGCGCAATCAGTGCCGAGCCATGCTGTCCACTCCCAGCGTTCTGCGGGCTTGTCGTTGGGGCGATATTTCCCCTGCCCGCTGCCGNCGCACAGCCGCCGATTGTTGGTGTCCTCAAGGTAGGTCGTCCAAGTGCCANGAACGGGAAACCGCGCAACAGCCTTGTAAATGAAATCGGGTTTTTCATCGCCGCTGGCCACAATCTCTATCGTCGNCACGATCCATGGGCGGCGACTGCCGTATTCCTCAAACACCCGAATTGCCGGATCGAGACCGATCAGGATGCAGATTGCCATGATGGTGCCAAATATCATCACGCGAGCGGCATCAGCTTCCGGGGTTGTTTTGTGCGCGCGGATCATGGGGATTTACCTCCCGTTTTGGCCGCATACATTTCAACCAGTGTCACGGCGGTCAGGCCGATCAGGAATGCCAGCGAGCATATGCCGCCGATGGTGGTGCCGAGATTTTCTGGTAAATCCCCGATCCAAGGCTTGAGGACATACGGAGACAGCGCCCCGACACCGAAGGCACAAAAGGAACCTATAGCGGCAATTCGAACGGTTTCCCAAAGACCGGTTTTCAAAGCCAGCCCTCGAACCAAACCGCCAAGAGCGCCAAAGAACAACAGCAGAAATCCCTTGTCGTTGAACACTTGGCCGAGCAGGCTAGGGTCTTTAGGGTCCATAATCTAACCTCACGGATAAGAAATGCTCTGGTCCGCACCAAGCTTAAGCGCGGCGTAGTTGATCGCATGGCCGAACGGGTCGAGATACCAGTCGGCGTCCGGCACCCTTGGGAAGGCCGCTTTCATTTCAGCGAGGATTGTTGTCAGGCTGAAAGTTCCCGTGGTTAGAAGCGGCGACAGCGCACTTTTTGGCCTGAAGTCATGATTCGCCGCATCCATATAGATCGACGCCAGATTGGTGTTGAACACGTTGGTCGTGTCGAACTTGCCTGTCCCACCTAGAAAATCTCCGGCGTTCAGTGTTCCGCCGATAGACCCCGAATAGCTGGCAAAAGTGACGAGGTTATATTGAGCGACGACCGTTCCTTTCTGGTCGCCAGGAACCGGCATCCCGTGCATGACGTTGTTGTAATACTTGACGGTTTTTGAGCCGTAACTCCAGTTCACGGCGTTGGAAAAACCTGATTGAGGCGTCAGGGAATTGAGGCCGTGGGCCGAGTTATTGCAGAAATAACTCAAGCCAGAACCTTGCTGATCGACAAACTTGCGGAAAGACGATGGCGAACGCTTGTTGTCGCACGGCGCATAGTTGAACAGGCAATGCGGGTTCGTGGTTTTGGTGGTGAGATACCCTTGGCAGTCCACCCACATGTTCGCGAACCAGATGCTGTCAACGCCCCCGAGATACACGTTCCCAAGATTGCCGTGGGCGCGGAAGCCGCAGTGGAAATGGTAGTTATTGATGAAGGCATAGGTGTTCGTGCTGTAGGCCTTGGCGCCCGCCGAACCGCAGTTGGAAAAGACGTTCATCCTGATAAGAACGTCGTTATTGACCCCGGTCGAACCAGTGGGCCAGATGCCGTGCGCGCCGCAATATTCGAACGTGCTGAACTGAATCGTGTTGGTGTCAGATTTGTTCAACTTGATCGCGGCATAGTGAAGCTGCCCGATGTTTTCGGAGCCTATGCAGTGGACATTCTCGATCAGGGTATTGCTGGTCGTGCTGCCGTTGTGGTTATCCACGATAGCCGAGCCGTCACCATCCGCTGATCCTGTGCCGCAGAGGAAATCAAGGCCCTTGATTGCCACATTCGTAACGCCGGTCGTCCCGAAATCCATGATCCGAAGGCGGGTGGCATAGGTGACGGTGTTGATGTTGGCGGGATTGGTTGGGTAGACGTAGAGGTCAAACGTGCTGCCCCCGCCGTCAACGAAGATCCATGTTCCCGCGACCATGGCGGGTCCGACATTCCCGAGGGAATAGCGTTTCCGCCCGTCATTGTTGACCAGATCGCCGCCGCTGACCGTGATTTTGTTGGTGGCGACATTTGATGCCGTGATCGTCCGTTTGTAGATTTCATTCGGTTCAGCGAACACCCACAAGCGCGCGGCAAGAAGCTGGGCATCGGTATAGCGGGCAGCGGTCAGAATTGCCGGGTCAACAATTTCGTTGAAGGCCCCCTTGCTGCCCGCCACAACACCGCTGTTGTAGAAGTTCCCGCCATTGGTGACTGGATCGTTATAGGTTTCCTCATCTTCGCGGTCGAAGGGGTGGGTCTTGTCGGGCCTGTCCTGGGCATTTCCCAGCGGCACAAGACCCTCAAACACGTTCAGCCCGAAAAGGTCGGAAATCGGGAAAGTGGACTTCAGCAGGCCCGTCTTTTTGTAAACCGGCGAACTGGCCACACCAAGGACCGACCCCAAAACACCGGAGTCACCGGCACCACATTGCGTCCAGCCTGTGAGCGGTGCCGTCTGCGCCGAAAGCAGCGGACGATTGGTGCCATAGGCCTGATAGGTCACGCCGGTTTTCAGCGTGATCTGCTCGCGATAGGTTCCCGCCTTGATGGCGATGGTCTTGCCCGAAACCGCCGCAGCGTTGGCCAGCGCCAGCGTGGTATAGATGTTCGTGCCACTGCCAACCGGATCGACCAGAATGTCGAAATCGGTCCCCATTGTGGTGCCGTAGTTGGTATTGGTTCGGCCCCGGAACCCGTAGGGATCGTCGGGAAAGGCGCTGCCCGCCGCACCAGCCACGCGGATGGCGATAGAGTCGTCAGTTATCGCCGCGAGATTATTGCCGGATAGGTCTTTCACAAACCCAGCCGCAGGCCGCCACGAATACTGCTTTCCCGCCGTCAGGGCGCTGGTCGGCTGGACGAAAAAGCTTGAGCCTTGAACAAACACCTTTCCGGGCGCAACCGGATTTGCGAAAGCCCCCGGCAGGGTGATCGTCTCGACGGCCGAACCCGCCGCCACGTCCCAAAGAACGATGTTACCAGATCCCATCTGAATGGCTTCGCTGCACACGAACTCAAACACCTGCACCAGCGCCGCCCCTGTCGCTGGCGCCACAGAAACGATGGTTGGCGCGGTCACGTCCGCTGGTGTGGCCGCCGTCAGGGTCAGCGTGTAAGTGCCAATCCCGGTGGAGACAGCCCCGCGCGCATCTGTGGTCCGAAACCGGATAGTGATGGTCAGAAGATTCCCCGATGGCGGATGCGAGGCAGAATTGCCGAGATCATCATAAATGATCGACCCGTCTTTTCTGATCTCGATCTGCCCCGCGACCCGACCGGTCCACGAAGAGAAAATCACGACCGGCGTGGCCACCCAATCAATAAGCGCAGGAGTGGAGCCTGCGTTCATCGACAGGTGCGAGGGGATGAAGGCGTCACCGTCAGGGTCGGACGAACTGGCAAGCAGATTGGGGGTTACAACATATCTGGTCATGGCTCTATCTCCAGCGTGGTCGCTGTGTCACCGGCAATCGGTGGATGGTTGATGGGGGGCGGTGGTGTGGCCGCCGTGAAGAAAAAGACTTCCTGATACCCGGTGGTTTTCTCGCCGGGCTTCAGTTCGATCTTCTGGCTTCCGTCCTTGCTGTTGGTGATCCGACAGGTTCTCAGCTTCCCCGCCGCGACGCGGACATTGCTCGATTTCCAGCGAAGTTCGCTCATTTTCAGATCCTCAATAGGGGCGAAGGGCGGTCGTGAAGCCTATGGATGCGTCGGACGCAGCGCTTTCGGTGGAACCCGTAGCGGCGGGGTCATAGGCCCCGCTGGTCCAACCCGCGTATTCACAGAACATCACGCGCAGGCCACGCGCAGAGCCGCCCTTGGTAATGCTGCCGCGCCGCGTCATGCCGGAAATGGTGTTCAGCGATGCAGGCGTGATATCACCGGAGGCGCCGCAGCCAACAAGGATCAGGGCACCGGCAGAAACGGGCGTGATTGCGGCGGGATTAACGGCGGCGGATGCTGCAAGGGGGACCGCCGCTGGTGGCGTCACATCCATCGGCGTCGTCGGATCGACATAGCGATACCATGCGATTGCACAGCATGACCCGCTGTTGGCCGAGTTGGAGGCATTGACCGTCGCCGAGGTATCCGGGACAGCCCCCATAGCCTTCCAGTGCAGACCAAGGTTGCAACCTCTGGTGCCGGATTGGTAGGTGTCGAAAAGTTCCGCCCAGCCAGATGTGTCAACATTCGCGTCACCGGTCGAAACAGCCCAGCCGTTGAGACTGAAACCTACATCGCCTTGCAACAGGGGGCCGCCAGCGCCACCGTTCGATGTGTCCAGAGCGGCGGTGAGGTCGATTGCATAGGTTGCTGCAACCGTCGCATCGTCGCCCTTGTGGAAGCCGAGGAAGGTGATGACCTTCATGTTGATCGAGGCTGACGTGGACCAGGCACCAGCACCAATGGCGTTGACGGCACGAGCCTGCACCAATCTGGCCGTTGCGCCGGGGGTCATGCCGGTGATGGTGTCTGGCGAAGTGAAGCCGGGCATGGTCGTCCATGTCGATCCGGCATCGACTGAATAACGATAGTCATAGGACGTAATCGCGGAACCGCCATTGAAGGGGTCCGCTGCTTTGGTGACAGTGATCCGGGTGGCCGTGGAGGTGAGCGTTGGCGCCGACATTTGTGCCGGTGCCGTGCCTGTGCCCGCCACAACTGTCGCGGCCCCGGTTCCGTCGCCAGAACTGGGCGCGCTGTTGGTGACAGCAACGTCGCCGGTCGTAGCTGTAAATCCGTAAGCCACCCCGGCTATAAGCAGGACTGGCGACGCATTAACCAAAGTGTCGCCGGGGACCAAAACGTAGCTTCCGGCCACGGTCAGCCCGTCAACCTGCCAAGTGATGGTGCTTTCAGTGACGACACCCGAGGCAGAGGTATAGCTGCCAGCGACATAGCAAGCGGACAGCGTGGCCCCAACGACCAGCAGCGCAGGATTGAAGGACGGCGCCATGACGGTCGCCACGGTGATCGCCGCCCCACTTGCGCGCCGCCGCCTGAGAAGGGCCGTCCGCATTTTAGCCGCGCATACAAATGATGGCGGTGACAGCGCCGACACCTGCGCCGGGATTTGGGCGGATAAACCGGCAGGAACTGGACATTTCCACAATGTCGGCAGCGGTCAGCGCGATTGTCGTCCCCGAAATATCCTTGAGGGCAGACCAGTTTACGCCATCGTTGGACCCCTGAACGGCAACCGATCCGCCAAAAGTCCCTGTGACCTGCACCGCCATTGCAAGACCAGCCGTGGCATATGACGTGATGTAATCGCAAACATCGCCAGCGGCGAATGGCCCCCAGGAACCAATGATCCGCCGTCCGGTTTCATTGATGGTGACGAACGGAATTTGTGCCATTATGCGGCCTCCAAGGACATTGCGGCGGTGAACAGGGTATCCAGTTGCACATCGGTCAGGTTGACCCCGCCAGCGTCCTGAAAATAGGTCGCGGACTCGGGCATCAGCCGCCTGAACAGGGCGATATCGCCGTAGCGATCACGCTCGGTCTGGGTCAGGCCCGGCAGGCGGGTCTGCAACGCCGACCAGACGGTGCCGCCGCCATATGATGTGGCCCGGCAGGCATCGTGGAAAAACAGCCGGCTGACGCGCATCGCCGCCCGGAGTTCCGCCGTTGTAGGCGTGGTGACCTTGGCAACCGGCTTTCCTGTGCCAACGTCCGGGACAAGTTCGACCCCCAGTGCCAGCGCCGCCTTCCATTCCGGTTCGGTGATAAGGGTGCGCGGTGTCGGAATGCTGCCCAACGGCACTTCGGCGGTGAAGTAAAAGCCAAAGCTGCCACCCGGATTTTGCGCATAATAGATGGCCATTTCAGTATCCCACCCCAAACACTAATCCAGAGCGCGCGGCGGTATCCGAACTACCCTTAACAACTCCGACATTGAAACGGTCGAGTGGTCCCAAAAGGCCGATCTGGTTTACTGCCGCGCCAAAACTCAATGGGATGGCGAAACGGCACGCATTAGCGAAGGGGGACGGCCACGCGACCGACACGGTAGATGATGCTGGGGCCGCCAGGCTGTAGGACACCCATTGCAATTTGAAATTCTGACCTTGCATCCTGAATGTAATAAACCCATCGCCGCCGAGGCTGAGAGTGAAATGGTCATCCCAAAAACCCTGTAAAACTGAGGGTGTTATGACTTTTGTTGCAATTGTCGCCGCAATCGCCTCGGCCTGACTGGCGATCCAGGCGCCCGCGACAGTATCGGCCGAAAGCGCGCCGGTGACCTTGGCGCCAGTGGCTTGGGTTTCGAGTTTCAGAGCGTTGTCATAATATGCCTTGAAGGCCCCATTCAGCAAAAAGGTTGCCAGCGTTTCCGCGCCAGCCGCATCTTTCAGGGTCAGAAGATCAGTGGTTATGGTGGCAGAAGATCCGTTTCCAGAGAGGATGTTCAGCGCAGCGGCAGGCGAGGTAATTCCGGCACTTGCCAGAAGTTGTGCGGCATTTGCCACCAAGAGGGTGTTGGCCATAAAGGGCGATACGGGCGCGCCTGTCGGCCCAAGCAGCGATAGAATGAAATTCCCAAGCGCATCAAACGACAGAAATTTGTTTGCGCGCAGCGCGGCAGGCGGAAGTTCCGCCCCACCCGCCTCTGATACTGGAACTTTTATCGAGCGGCCAAAATCCCGCGCTTGCTCCTGCTGAATAGCCGTAAGAATATCTGCGTCAATCTGAAGGTTTTCGGCCAGACTTGGCGAATTGGACAGATAATTATTCGTGCGGGCAGGACCGCGATTTCCGTAAATCTCAACATCCACACCAGTTACGGCAGTAACAAGAACCACTTGGGCATCGGACGAGCGACCACCTGAGAACGTGCCGGTCACCGAAAAAAGAAGTGTCTGAATGCCGCCGACGAAAACCTTCATATCGGCCTGATCAAAGATCGGAAACGTGACGTTGAACGCGCTGGTCAAAACGACTGGCGTGTATTTCACATATCGGTTTGAGGGCGAAAGGGTCATTGGGATATCCGAGCTTTCCCGGAAAATCCCCCGACAGGCCTATTTGCCGCAATGCACCATCAGTTCCGAGGCTTGGCCCCTGTCGCGGAAACAAGGAAATCTTCCAGTCGCGAATAGAGGTTAAACAAGTGGGTTCCGTTTAGTAGCGGATGGTTGTTCCCCGGCAGCGGCTTCATAAGCTTGCGAATATCCTTGTATGACCCTTCGCCGCGAGACACCGATGCCATCGCCTCGGTAACGCCCATCGCCATATCCACACTCGGGCCAAGCGCACCGGCAAGCTTTGACCGCGCCTGAAACCGCGACGGGGCCTGTCCGCCGACGCTCAATTGCGGGAATGTCGCAGCGGCAACGCCATAAGGCTCCATCATCCATCCCGCCAAGCCGGATTTGTCGAGCGCATCGGTCCAGAACGCGCCCCCTTCTTTTCTGTCATATCCGCCAATATCCGACTTGATGTTGGAGACCAGCCCACCAAGCAGAAGCGCCGTGGTAAACTGCGCCACAATGTCCGCATCGGCCCTCTGAAGGCCCGCGACAAGCGTTCGGTGATAGGCTGAAAACCCAAAGCTTTTGAACTGAAGGAAGAACTTGCCGAACTCATTGGAGAACGCCAGAGGTTTGTCCTGTCCCGGCGTGACAACCATCATGTCAAATTCGCGGTTCATGGCGTGTTGGAAGGCCATATAGGCGTCCTTGTCGTCCCACTTTCCGCCTTGGGGAAGCCACATCATGCCGTTCTTGTCGCCAAACTGATCAATTTGCTTGGCTATCCTTTCAGCCATCCACGGTTCAATATTGTTTGCCGCCAACACGCGAAGTTGCTTCGTCGTGGCCTTTCCCTGCGCAACGGCATCAGCGGCTTTCGCCATGCGGGACGCAACCGCAGCACCACCGACAGACTTCCAGCCCACATTCCACGGAACCATGCCGGTAACGACCGAGAAGTTCCTGGCCCCTTCGCTCATCATGCGCTCAAGCCTGGACCCCCTGCCTTGGCGGTCAAACACATCAGACATCGACATGGCGCGGGTGTTGAGCCACCATTCCGCAGAGGCCCCAATATCGGCCATGTCCTTTGCCGCCGAGAAGAACCGTCGCGGATTGGTCAGGGCGGTCGCAACCGTGCCAAATGAAGCCTCAATGCCAGAGCGGCCAATCACACCAGCTACGTCAGGAATGGCCGAGATAATCATTCCGCCAAGATACCCCATGTAAGAGAGAGATCGGGCTACACGGCCCGCTTTGACCCATCCAGAGCGGGGATTGGCGGGCGCGCCATAGGTTCCAAGCAGCCGGTCACGCATCGCGGCAAAGTCGGTCTTGGCGCTGTCCAGTTCCATCGCTATCGCCGTGCGCTCTTTGGCGCTCTTGGCACCTTCCATCTTGACCGTGGCCTCATCGACCATTGCCTGTATGGCGCGCGTTCCTTCCAGATCACCATAGGTTCGCATCATTTCGATTTGCGGAACCAGCGAGCGGAAATACTGGTGCATCACGGTTTCAACATTGCTTTCCAGCCATGGTGCAAGAACCTCATCTGGAACATCCATGGTGCGCGCCCGCGTTGGCTTTGCAAAAGCGTGGACGCCATGGCTTTCGCCGGGCTTCATGCTCAGGATGGACTGGATTGCTTCCCGAACGTGGGTGTCAATTTCAGCATCATCGGCGGAAGCATAGAAGGTTTCTTTCTCGCGCGCCGACTTCGCATCGCCGATCAGGGATTTGACCTTGGCAATCTCTTTCGTTGCTGCCTCGATTTCGGCTTTGATTTTAGGGCCGACCTCGCTTTCGATTTCCTTCAGACGATCCTTCGCTTGTTCAAGCCGATCCAAGGCGTCCAGGACTTTCGCACCCGCAGAACCCTCTGCTTTCGCGGCCTTGCCTTTCGCGCGGTCAGCCTCACCAGCTTTTGCCTTCTGGACTTTCCGATTGTTCGGCCCGTGGATTTTCTCAATGATCCGGTCAAGCGGGTCAGTAACATCGACCCCCATAGCCTCAAGTTCACTGCGCAGGGTTTTTGCCGCTTCCCAGCGCGCAATATCAAGATGATCGTGAGCCGAAAAAACATGCTCGCCATTTGCCGCGCGACCAATCGCGTCATACATATCGTTGATCGAAGCGCCCTCATGAAGATAGCCATCTTCAATCAAAGCCTCGCGCATATAGTCGGCGTCCATGCCGTCATTGCGACGGATGCCGATAGCCTTGGTATCAAGGATTTGCTCCAGATCAGTCTTTTGTGCGCCCTTGCCCCACCCCTTTCCGTTCCACATGCCGCCAGAGCGAGGATCTTTGATCCCGCCCTTGTCGCGGATGGCTTTCAGGATGTCGTGCGGCTCAAGCCGATTTAAGCCCCGTGCATCGGCAANGCTNTCTTTCAGGGCCTGTCTTGGCCTCNGGNGTGANNACNCCNGCTGTAAGCCCGGCTACGCGGTCCTGCTGGGCCTTCCTGATCGCACCGGTGAGACGCCCGCCGTATTTTCCCGCCGCGATGGACGACAGCGCCCGCGTGGCCTTGGCTTTGGCCTTGTCAGTGATTTTCTTCAGAACTTTACGGTTCTGCTGAATTTCCTCTTTCAGCTTCAGATGATCAAACTCTTGCATCTTGAGCGTGTCGTCTTCGGCCAACATTCTCTGGGCCTGATCGCGCCGCTTTCCAAATTCGGCCTTCAGCACCACCGACATGTCGTCCTTGGTGCCGTCACCCCAATGCTGTCTGATTTTTTCCTCGTCATAGACGCGCGTGAAGTAGCTTTTGGCGTGATCAATCTGCATCCCCTCATCAAAGATGCCAACAGCCGTCGCGTCGTCTTTGATCTTGTCGAAAATCTGCGACCGGATTCCCTCTGCCGCCTTTTGAACCTGAGCAACAGGATGGGTGTCACCGCTGCGCATCGCAGTGCCAACCTCATCCATGAATTCTGACGCCGACAATTTATCGGAACGCCCGGCAAGATGTTGGAATTTTTGAGTGAGCGGGGCAGTGATCGTGCCGAGAAATCCGGTCGGCCCGTCTTTCCAGTATTCTGCATAGGAGTGGTGCAGATAGGAGACGGCCTTTACAAGATCGGTGCGCTCTCTGTCCCTGATCCGCGACTCTACTGACCCTTCCGCCGCACGAACCGATTTCCCTTCGGCATTCGCAGCAAATTCCAGAGGCGTGTCGACCAGCTCCACCAGCCCTGCCCGTGAACTATCGAGAGGTGAAATTGCGCGGCGAAGAACCGGGTCGGTGCGAACAAATGCGCGCAAGAGCGGAACCTTGTTGATCGCCTGAAAGAAAAATTCGCCGCGCAGTTTCAGATTGTCGGGAACGGCGCTGCCCGCAGACAGGGATTTGAACACCCCGTCATATTCCTTCTGCGCGGCCATCGCTTCTTCAACCTGCTTTGACGCAGCCTTGAATTCGACCTGCCCAAGCTTACCAGCCGCCGCCCCAAGGAACCCACCAAGAACAAGGGAACCGCCAATGGCGAACGCGCTTTCCTGCCCGGTGCGGGTTTGCTGAGTGGCGTGAAGGAATGCTTCGTCAACAGCGGCGGCGGCGGCGGCAGAAATCCCGATGGAAAGGGCGGATTTCGCGATACTGATGCCCTTCGCGCCAGCAACCACTTCGCCCAGCGGCAAAAGGTTCGTCGGGGACAACAGCCCTGCCGCGAATTGCGAGATCGTGCCTTTCCATCCCGCAGCCCGAATAACCGCGTCGTCCTGTTCTTCGCCGTCGATCTGAAGCTTCATGCGCTGCACGTCTGTCGCGTCACGCGCACCCACAAACCTTGCGGCATACGGTTCATATTTGGTGCCTTGAAGGGCTTCCCAAGGGCGATAGTTCGGATCGAGGGGAATATCCGGGTCGATAGAAAATGACGAGGCATAGGACGCTATCGGATTTTCCGACCGGAAAGCCGCACCGAGAACAGACCTGTTATAGACCTCTGGCGTTGGCGTGACATTCATCCCCTCGGGAATGGCCAATGGTCCATAGAACGTTTCTTCCGGGGCGAAGGGCATATCTTAATTCTCCGGGGGCTTTGTCGTTGCATATCGCTCCATGTCGTCAAGGCTCATTACCGCGCCCGCCCCAAGACCCTTGGTTTTGTCCAGATATTTGGTCCACGCCATAAGATTATCGCGCCGCACATGCTGGTCGGCATAGGTTTGCGCAGCATCCATCGCCGCCTTGGAAGCGGCCGATCCTTGGGCAAGGGCCGCAGCCGGATCAAAGTGGAACCGCTGATTGTTTTGCTGATAATGGCCATCATCATCGAAATAACCAACCATGTAGGACGGGGGCTTACCGGCTGCAATTTCCTTGCGCGTTGTCTCATCCGACATGATCGAGATACGATTGGCGGGAATGGTTTTCAGCGTTTGAATGATTTGGTGGCCCGACCTGCCGCCTACATTGTTCACCGTGCGATCCTTGCCATAAGCCATGTTGCTCACATCATCCACAAGCTGGGCCTGCATCCAGTTCGGATCGGACCCAAGGGGATGCGGATAGAAATTCTGTGGCGGAAATTTCATAAGCGTGTTTGATCCCGTCACGCCATCAGGACCATAGATACGCGACATTGTGGAAAGCGCGCGTTCCTTGGCGCGACCGGTATCCCCGGTGTCTATGAAGGCATCCTTGAACAGCCGCTCATATTCGCTCATCATTTCGCCTTGCTGGCCTTCATTCCCGAGACTGGCGGAAACGTTCTTCCCGGATAGATAGTCCGGGAAATCGGCAGGCTTCAGGTTTTTTGCCGCAGCACTGGCGGCGTCCGAAAGGTTCTTGCGTTTGGCAATTGCCTCTGGCGTCCGGTCGGCAAGCATCTTTGCCGCCGCTGCCTCACCACCCACAAAGCCCGAATAGAACCTGTAATCCGACAAGGCATCCATTACGGTAGAATTACCGGATTGGTATTGCAGCGCCGCAGGTTGGCTGGAAACGGCCTGATTGATAACCTCCATGGATCTTGCCAAGGCAACAGGGTCAGTGCCGTTTATGGCCCCCATGACCGCATCAAAGGCGGGCTTCGGAAAATAGCCGCGTGTGGCAACAATCTCACCAGCGGCGCGCACCCCAACATCAGACAGCGGGCCTTGGTCCCCGATCACTGCCTTGTATGCCCCGTCAACCGCGCTTCGCGTCTTGGCATCGCCAAAATCCAAGGGCGCATCTGGATTGGCCAGAGAGGCAATCGTTTGCTGAACTTCAATCCGGTCTTTGTTTTTCTTCGCCAAGGCATCCGCCAGCGCTGCTTGCGTATGATCACCAAGGTTCTGATCCTGAAATATAGCTTGTTCGGTCAGCGCGTCCGATTTTGATGCAAGCCGCGCATCATATTCCGCAGCGGCGGCATCTTCGATATTCTTGCGGGCCTTGAACCTCTCGGATAGGGCATCGGACGCCAGCGCGCGCATTTCAGGGTCGGGGATTTGGTCGATCTGGATTTGCTGCGCGGCAATGTCGCTGGCCTTCATGGTCATCTTGCGCGCCGCCCAATTCTGGGCATCAACAACAGTCATTCCCTGAAGAAACCCATTGGCCTTCGCGGCTTCTGGCAGAAGATCGGAAATCAAGGCAGAGGGGTCCGCGCTCAGAACCTTGATGGCACCGCCGACACCGAAGAAATGCGCCATGTAGGTGGTCGCATCATTCACCGGCAGGCCAGCAGCCGACAGCGCGCGCTGGTTCTGAACGGTGAAGTGTTCCAGAACCTCTTTGGAGGCGGCGCCGTCCTTGCGCATGTCAAGAATATCATCATTCGACAAGCCTTTGGCCCAAGTCGCACCGCCTTGCGCCTGAAGTTCACGGACGGATTGCATCCATGTGCCGTTCGTAAAACCGGCAAGCCCGGACGCGCTCGATGTCGAGTTCGTCGCATTGGCATTTCCGCCGCTTTCAACGCGGATCACCTTTGAGGCATAGGACCCGTCCGTAAGGCCGCTTACGATCCCGGCAGCATCGACGCCCTTCAATATTCCCTGCATTGCTGAATACAGCCTTTGGCGGCTTTCCGGGGAAATGTCCGAATCCTTCATCGTTGCATCAATCTGCTTGCGCAAATCGTCACTGATCGACGTGGCCCCCGTCAGGCCGGAAAGCGTTTGCGCCAGTTCAGCCGCCTTTGCGGCACCCCGAACGCCGCGCAGATATGAAGCCGTCTCAGCCGGGGTTTCAGAAATATATCCAGCGCTGGCCCGGAAGGTCGAAAGATCTTCGATTTCCTTCATTTTCGCATCGGCAGCTTTGTGATCGCCGCCAAGCACGAGGTTTATATAGTCATCGGCCATCATGGCGCGCAACGTCGAGGTGTTGCGATCCGCCTCGCGATAGGTCTTTTCCGTCTGGCGATCATAAAGGCCGTTGAACCGCTGACTGGTCTGGGCCTGCGCGTCAATAAGCAATTCGTCCCGCAAGGCCGTGGGAACCGTCTCATCTTCCCGCATGATCTTGATATAGCCATCCGCCGCCTGCTTGAAGCCTGCGGGGTCGAATTCATACGTTCGGGCCATTTCGGTGAAGGATTGCGACATGTCGATCTTGCGTTGCGCGAGATATTTGGCATAGGCGGCGGAATTGTGAACATCCGCCATTTCGCCGCCAAGAACGCTCGCCTCCTTGACCTTCAGGGTGCCGTCGGCATCCCGGTAAACATCCTTTGATCCCTGATCCGCCGCCTCTTTCACCGCAGCGGGATGAACGAAGTCTTCGCCAATCTTGGCTAATTTGGCCAACGCCTCCCACCCGGCACCAGCAGACGGCGCAGGGTTTCCGGCAGCGACTCGGGAAAGCGGGTTGTTTCTTGTTATTTCTGGAATGCGTGCCATCAGACACCCNCCGCCATGCCTGCCTGGAATTGAGCAATAGACGCCCCCGCCGACGCCAGCCCCGTGACCAACGACAGATTGCCAACGCGCCGATAAGACTTTGCCGCCGCACGAAAGTTGGTTGCGCGCTGCCGATCATCGGCGCGTTGGCGAAGGCGCTCATTGTCAGACACATCGCGCGCCTCGGCATCCAGCAGCAAGGCATTCTGTGAATGTGAACTCAGGCCATTTGCCGCCCGTGCCGAGCGCACCGTTCCGAGGAACCGCGAAAGGTCTTCCCGTGCAGCAGTATCACGCTGAAGTGCCTGTGTTTCCGCTAGCCGCGCTTCGCTTGTTGCGCGCGCCGACGCATCCATAGCCTCTGCCCGCTTCGATAGTCCACCGGCTACGGCCCCGACAACCTGAAATGCCATCAATGCCTGAGCCATCAGATCACCACCCTATAGCCAAGCTTCAGAAGACGGAACATTCCGGGCCTTTGGCGCACAATATTGACGGTTTCATAGGCTACGCGCCCAAGGATCGGCACCTTGATTTGCGTGTCTCTCGGTAGCGGCGGAATGCTAAGATTTTCGCCAGCCCGATACCCGCCATGCGCTATGCCATCTACCGAGAAAACCCCCGTGGCCTGCACCGTGATAAACATCTGGATCAGGCGCTTTACTTCTCTGGTGCCGGATTGCGTCCGACTGGACCTTCGCGCCCAAGGAACAATCGCAATCTGGAACGGCAACCCTACTTGCACCATTCCATCATAGTCTGGATACGGCAGCACATTTCCAGCCCCGTCCAGAGGCTTTCCCGCCGCGCCCACTGGATTGTCGCCCAAATCCCAACCTGCCATGTAGACGGTCGCCGTATGGCCTGTGAGGTGGGTTGCAAAGGCCCCTGTCCAACCATTCACCACAAGACCTGCCTGCCCTTGTGGAAACGCATCCGTGCGCTGCACCCACGCGGAGCAATCCATGACCGCATCAAGGGTGAAACGCTCTCTGGTTCGTCGCGCCACGCCGGAAATCATCCTGTCAACAATCGCCAGCACCGAACCAAAGCACTGATAGACCGACTGGAAGGTTCCGACCGTATTCCAGACCCGCCATGAAATTGCAGTTTCGTCACGGTCCCATTGGCACACAGCCAGATTGCCGTCGCCGCGCAGAACATAGACAAACTGTTCCGGCGTTTCAGAGCCACTTGAGGTTGCAGAAATGCGAACCGGGTTTGCTGGCACATGGTTGTGGTATTTTGCCATCGGCACAGCGCGCCACGAGCGGTATACATCACCGCCAAGCAGCGCCGCAAATATCTGCCCGCCGACCGCATCCGCAAAAATGCACCCATCTTCGACAACGGCAGGCTCTACATCCGCGCATCCAAGGCTTGAAAATCCAGTAGGGTTGATGGTTTTTGGCGTTATCGGCTCGCCTGACCGGGTTTGTTGATAGTAAATTCCCTTGCTGGTGAAGAACAAAAGGTCCTCAGCGGAAACGATAAACTTCAACGCACCGCCGCGATCAGCGGAGAGGCTTTCGGCGAAACCATCATCATCGTTGACCCCCATAGAGAAGTCGGAAATATCCGCAACACCTGAACTGGCGAAGGCCAAAGGTGCGCCCGGAAAGGCACCAAGGAACGTTCGACCCTTATGTTTTGCTGCGCATCCGGGGTAGCCATGCACTTTGGAAAGCATCTGCATATCCCAGAGAAAAGTCGCGGCTGGCGCAATCTGAACCACAGCACTGATCACTTGCGCTGCATTTGGGCCAACAAGTTTTGGCGTCGCCACCGCATCAAAGCCGTCATAGGATGAAGTTGCCAGCACGGTAATGTTTGTGCCGGAAATTCCGGTCACAATGCCCCGACCGCCAAGAATCTTATGTTCCACAGCATCGCCAAGCTTGTAGCCGGACGCGCTGGCCACCGTGATCCTGTAGGTGGGCGGAAGTTCTTCGATCACCGTTCCGTTCATCACCGTCGAGGAAACAAACCCTGTCAGAGTAATTTCGCGGCTCAGATACCGGATCGACATGCCAATATGCGCTGCGGTCCAGAGGGGCGCAGAAGCCGTGACGGTTATGGCCCCGGTGCGGGCGGACGGCGATATGAGAATGCCCGCATCATATTCCCAGTAAGGTTGCAATTTCTCGCCAGCAAGCCCGGTCGCGAACAGGAATGACCCATAGGCCCACGTCCCGCCCGCAACGCTCAGCCCCTGGATTGGCGTATGTTGTGATCCAATCAGAACCGAAGAGGTATCGGGGTCGGAAATAACCCAGAACTTCAAATCAGCAAAAACGAAACTGCCCCACACACCAGAAAGCCCGGTCCATGGGCGGGAAAGATCTGAAAAAACCACCGCGCCAGACGCATCGTAAAGAATTACTCCATTTGGAACGATGTGCAGATCAAAAATCCGACCCGCCCCAAGATCAACCTCGCGCCCGATCGAGGCCGTTACATCGTTCAAATAAGCGAGGCCTGGACGCCCTTCCACCTGTCCGGTGGAAAGCGTTGCGGTGTTGGTCGCTTCGCGCAACGACTTTTCCACCAGCGCAATATCGTCACGCTCCACCGCTTCCGGGCGAACCGAACCAAGGCTGAAATCAACCTGCCAGATGGTTTCCTTGCGCTGCGCCATCAGAAGCCACCGCGCCGCGCCCGGATCAAACGTCCGCCACCGCGCTTCCAGACATTGCGGGCCGAACGGGATTTCGAACCTTGGATACTGGCCTTCATCATATGGAAATCAGCGGCTTGCGTTTTGGCTTCGCTCTCGCCGGTTTCCTCAAGGCAATCTTTGATTACCGCCTCAAGATGTCTTTGAATGCCCAAGGCGAATTGTGCAGACCAGGTATGTTCCTGACCGCCCGCTACAAACTCAAATTCCACCCTTCGCCCGCCAGCACTGACAAGAAGCAGATTATTTATCCCGTCGATTTCCCAAGGCTCAAGAAGATCGGCGCAGGATTTACCATCAAGGAAAACCTCAATGCCGTGGATGGCATCAAATGGGATGGCATAGGCATCGTCAAAGCCAAACGTTCCATCCACCCGCGAGGTCAAATCCCGCCGCGCCCTTCCAAACGGAAAGACCCCATCGCCTTCCTCAAAGCAGGCGCGCACGATTTCATCATAATTGGCTTCCAGCGCCATCCAAAGGGCGCTGCCCTCGCCCTCTGTCGCAGGATCATTGCCCGTGCGAAGAAGTGCGGCGTTGAAGATGGTGGTTTTTGATCTGACTGCCATGGCTGACAATCGCTTTCACGACCATTTTGCCGCAATGCACAAATGAGAAAGGCCCCCGGTTAAGGGGGCCTTTCGAGGACAGCAAAGAGGCGATTAACCTCTTTTTTGCCATCATTCCTGCTCGGGCGGTTTTTCGTCGTCGTCATCATCGTCGTCGTCACCTTCAACGTCGGCGCTGTCGTCAATAATCTCCACCGCGTCCAACTTGGCCTTCACGAGCGCGCGAAGCTGCGAAAGCTTCATGTTGGTCTTGCGCATCGTCACGCCAAGATGAACCGCCATCAGCTTCAACTGCGCGCTGTCCATCTGATCCAACGTCAGCCCACCAACCTTGACCTCAATGGGCGCAAGCCCTTCTTCGGCAACAATCTGATACATGCCCTTGGAATGGCGCACGGCTTCGATAGCCGTGATGTATGGCACCTCCATTTCGCCAATCTTCGAGGCCTGCTCCCAATCCTTCACCAGAAATCCGACCTTGGAGAAGTCCTTCGGGCGCTCGACGGGTTTGATATTCACAAACTTCATATCAGCAATCCATGATTGTGGAGTGGGTCGCCGGGGCGATGGATGGCGTGGTGCCAGCCGCGATCATCCGAATGCGCGCATCTTTGTAGACGACACCGGCAATTTCGGTTTTCCACATCATTTCGTAAAGCTGCCCGGCCACGTTGCTTGCGGCCCCGCTCTGCCGAACCGATGAGTGGCCAAGGGTCAGCATTCCCGCAACTTCCACGGTGGTAAAGCTGTCGTTCGAAACCTCGACAACGAAGGTGTAAAGTTCGTTGCCAGACGAAACGTCGATGCTTTCCAGCATGATCCGCGTCAGATAGGCGGTTCGCATCGCCACGCGCTGCGAGATCGTTGCGAGGGTGGTGGTGGCGGTCAGAGCGGCAGAGCCAATCGCCCGATGCTCAAGCCGCTTGTCGAAGGGGTAAAACTTGTTCGGCATGTCCTGTCCTCCTTATGCCACAATCGGCGCATCGGTGATCGAAGACAGGCGCAACGCCGAGTAGAAATCTTCGATGGTAATTCCGCAGTCCCATTCGAACAGATCACGGCGGAACACGCCCCGATCCGTATCGACCGGGATGAACTCGGGCGCACTGGTCTGAATGCCGCAAACCCCATCTTCCCGGAACGAGACAACGTAGATCGAGGACGTGACCGCCGCCCCGCCGCCCCACGCCACTTCATTGAAGGGCAGGAAGCTTGACCCCTTGGAAACTTCATAACCGACAAGGATCGGAACGCCGTTGTAGCGGGTGATCAGATGCCCCTGCTCCATTTCGGTGTGGATCAGATGGCCGGACACGTTTTGATCCCGAGCGGCGGCGGTAAAGCGGGTGTGCATGTTCCGGTTCATCAGGATATGCGACGGCTTGTTGACCAGCCGAATGGCGCGATCAAACATAGACAGGGACAATGCCCCGCCGCCAGATGCCTGGTTATTCACCACAAGGCGGCTGTCGTCCTTGGTGCCGTTCACATCCGCCGCCGTCGCGCCAGTTGCTTTCAGGCGAGCCTGACAGCCGGAAAACGTGGTTGGGTCAGACGCGTTGTCGCCCTTGATGAATGTGTCCGTCCAGAGCCGCGAACCAGACGACATCTGACCTTTCATATAGGTCATGCGCTTGCGTTCGCCGTAGCGCTTCAGCTTGATCCGGTCGAATTCAATCAAACCGCTGATCGGATAGCAGGCATCCTGGAACTGTTCTTCGGAGCCATAGCTGATTTCAGGCTCGATGTTCAGCGCGCGAAATTTCACGGCGGGCAGCGATGTTTCTCGGTCAAATACGTTCAGACCTTTGGAAACGGTCTTGAACTGAAGCGCCCGCAACACGTCGCTTTCACCGGCGAATTGCTCGATCATTCCGCTTGAAAGTGGGTCCGAAAGCCCTTTGGCAAACTCGACCAGATTGATTAGTTCGTCAGCCATTTGGGCCTCCTGTTAAGCGCGGCGTTGTTCGCGCTGTTGCAAACCAAGAAGAATTTTGTCTTCCGGCTTCATGTTCGACGTATCCACCTTTTGCGGTGCGGTGGCAGTGGTGGCGGTGGTTGACTTGAGCAGCGCTTCAATGCCGCGCACGGCGTCGGCACTGGTGAGACTGTTCAAAACAGCATCTGATTGCGCCTTTGGCATCCGGGCGGACAGCGCACGATTGACAGTATCAATCCGCGACTTGGCCTGAGCCTCGTTTCCGAGCGCAGCCATTTCATTGGCAACTGTTTTCTGAGCATCCATGACGCCGCGCAGGTCGCGATTGACCCAGACTGACGCAAGCTGGCCCATCAATGCGGGATCAACCCCGGCCTTGAGCAGAATGCCCTGAATTTCGGCCACGTCAGGGTCTGTCTGGTCGAGCATCTTTGCCGCATCAAAAGCAACCTCGTTGCCCTGCTCATCCTTGGTTTTCATCGCCTCAACATCGAAGCCTTCGGGGAAGGCATGACCTTCAGGCAGCGCCCAGACATAAGCACTGGCCTCTTTCGGGAGCGCAGCAACGCGCTCATCTGCTTGTGACTTGAACGACAACAGTTCATCGAATTGGGCGCGGAACTTCGTCGTGTCATATGACCCATCTTCGCCCTTGAAGGACTCGGGAACAAACGACGCAAGGTCGATTGTCTGGTCATTTCCGTCTTCAGCCATGCGAAACGATCCTTCTGATTTCCAGCACAAAATTCCGCACTGCGTTGGCTTCTCGCAATGCACCGTCTGGCGCACCGTTTGGAATGCCCGCAAATAGAACTGATTTTTCCAGCAATTTCATAACTCTAAGACCTGCCTCGTCGGAAAAGACTTCAATCACGTCTGCCTCAAGGGTGGCGGCCAATATCGGGTCTTCGCCCCGCATCCAGCGAAGATAGACGCCGAGCATTGAATCGGTCGGAGCCTCACGGCGCATGTCCGCCAAGAATTTATCCCGTGGCTTACGCACCTGGCACCTGTGGCTGTTGGGGCTGCATCGCCTGCATCATTTTCTGAATGTCGGCGTCAGAACGGAATTCCACGATCCGATCCTTGAGCGTGGCCTTGACGTTGCCGAAGGTCTTGTTTGTGTCGATCACCACTGCCGATTGCTGCGGCCCGACCGTTTGCGCCACCATGCCGATGATGGATTGCGCCACGAGAACATCCTCTCGGGCTTGGGCGCGCTCCAAGGGCGATATTGGCCGGGCAATGACCTTGCCATTGTCGATCAGCGGGAACTTGACGCCTTCCAGCATTCCCCCGGCTTCGCGTTCGAGGAATTCGACCCGCTTCAGCAGGCCGACGCCAATTTCCCGCCACAGCTTTGCCGCTGGCCGGGCCATGCGGCGCACCTGTTTTTGTTCTTCCCCGACATATTGAGAGGCCGTGGGCGGGGTTTTGCCGCGCTGCGTTGTGTCCCGGTAGAACCCATCACGGATGATTTCCTGAAGACGTTCTTCCGAGAAAAACCCATAGTCCATCGCACCGTTGAGGCCGATTGGCGTGATCGGGTTTTGGGTTCCGGGCATGGCGGGATAACCGATGCCGCTTTCGATCCCATCGGAAAGATCGAGGATGCCATCGTGCTGGTAGATGTAGGCCGGATCAAGAGTGCGATCCATGCCTTCAAGGTTCATGCGCGTGATTTCGTTCAGCACCCGCAGCGTGGGCAACATCCGAATACCCGGCCCCCTGCCCCAAGCAGAACCTGCGACGGGGTTGAACCGGCCAACCAGCATCGGGCAGGCCCCATCTTCACCAAGCGTCTTGTCCAGACCTATGGCCTTGTCATCGACGCGGATGGCCTGAACCCACTGAGGATTTGACGGGTCAGCGTAATCGCGCCAAAAGCCCCACACAACCGTTGCAGAGCCTTTGGACGCCTTGATCTTGTCGGCGATTTCCTTTGGAAAATCGGCATGGGGAAACAGCGCCGGAAGATCAATGTAGAAGTATTTCTCGCGGTAGAACCGATCTTCGACCCCGCGCGGGCCGAGACGCAGGAACACCTTCGAAATCGGCAGGGACCGGCAGAGAATTGGCGCTGTCAATGTAGGCCGTTCAACCCACATGGCAACGGTTCCAACAACAGCGTCCTGAAACGCTATCTGGCCTTCGTCATAATAATTTGAGCCTCTGATCGACTTGGCCATGATGCCTTCAAACTGGACAAGCTGGGATTCAGCATCATCCGCCTGATTTGAATCGATGGCATTACCTGCCTCATAAGCGACCCACGGCGAGTTTTCAGGGGTCATGGTCGAGAACAATTCGCCGTAGAACTCTTCGGCGACGGTGGCGGGGAAGTCCGAGAATATTTCCTCGCCATCCATATTGTTCTTTACGCGATCATCCCATTCCGCCTCGCGCCCATTGAAGCAGAATTTGTAGACCTCACGACCCCGCTCTTCGATCACATCGCGGCGATGTGCGCGAGCCGCAGAGAACCTGTTCTTGAAATCATCATCGGCCATAGACTATCTCACCAGTGGAACGGCGGCACTTGAAAGCCCCGTCGCTATGGAAATTCTGGGAGACTGAAGCCGCCTGAACATAGTGGTTCTGGATTGCAGGCCGTCCTGCATGGCGCGCAGATTGTCGCTTTCAGCCCGGATGCGCTGTTGCTTCTGTTCCGGTGTTTCCGCTGGGGGCTTTGCGGCTTTCATTCAGCACCTGTGCATCGTAATTTTGCACAAGATCGCGAAACAACCCATCAGGTCGCAATGCACCCGATCTTATCCCAAGCGCATGCTTTACGAAGGTTACGCAGGTCATTGGCCTGAGAAGGTGCCGACGCTCTGAAAGGGGAGGTCCGAAGCGCAGAACGGTATAATGCGCCAAAAGCAGGGTCAGATAGTCCTGCACTTCCTCAAAGGCGAAGATCGGCGCAGCGGTCACGCCATGATTGCCAAGATCAAGGTGCAGCCATGTATCGTTGGAGTATCCGGCGAGTGAAACATGCCGAAATTCCCGCGACCACCACGACGGGCCGGGATGAAAGATCACATGCCAGATCATGCCTGGATTAGTGGGGTAACTCATCGCCGCAACGTGAACTGTTTTTTGGGAAACCTGATCTTTTCGGGCTTTGCCCCACCTGCGGCGAGGGCGGAAAACCCAAGACCTGCCCCGAGGCAGGCATATTGGAAAGCATCGCAATAGTCCGAATAGCGGTCTTTCTTGGGTTCTTCGTGGTGACGATTCTGGCCTTTGAGTTTGGCATAGTGATAGCCGCCGCCCATGCCGGTTTTCAGAACCCGGCAATCTGGATCAATGAGGCAGGCGGGGCCACCATCCACCATCTTGTCGAGAAGGCTTTGGACCGCTTCAATGCGCACGGTTCGCACGTTGTTGCCCGGCGCAGGAATGACGGTCATGCCGTTTGACCGGAAGATCGTGAAGGGGGTTTGATCGGTGGCCTGCCCCATTGATCCGCCAGTAGGGTCGCCCCAGAACTGAATCCCATTTTGAAAAGCGGTGGGGAACTTCCGCTGAATACGCTGCTTCACAAGGGGCGCAAACGTTCCGGCCGCGACGTTTTCCATGCCGAACTCATCAAGGGCATACATGGCGCCCCGGATAAGCTGACACATTACGGCGGCAGGGTTGCGGGCAAAATCCAGCCCGACAATCAGCGGCCATTCTTCCTGATAGGCAATCCTTGTTTTTGAGACGTGGATTTCCGGGCGGAAGCTTTCAAAGACCGGGCGTCCGGCACGATAAATCCCGACCCGGTTCATCACATAAGTATCAATCCACGACTTCGGCTTGCCCTTGATCAGCGCGAGATAGCTTTCAGACAGCCACTTTTTATTTTCAGCCGCCGGATTTTCCTCATAGCCAACAACCCTGCCGTTCTCGACAACCTCAAGAAGGCCGGAAGGCTGCACAAAGCTTATCTTCCAGTCGGAGGGGCAAATGAACTCGCGGCGGTCCTCGTCATCCCATTCATCAGGGATAGGAACATCGCCACGCATGTAGGGAATCCAGTGACCTTCTGGCGGGGCGTTCAGATCACAGATCACGCCTTTCCAGCTTGGCCCGCCAGAAATCTTCGGCGGATAGCGGCCCTGCATGGCGCGTGAGTGCGCGGTATTGAAGATCGACTTTTCAGTGAATTGGGCTTCGTTGAACCAAATTCCCGTCACCTCAAGCGACACCAGCTTGCGCACGTCCTCTTCCTGGTCGAGGGCAAGAAAGATAAATTCCGCATCGACCGTCGATCCGTCTGGAAGCTGGTATTTCACATGATGGTTTGGCGGGTTGGTCATTTTGACTTCGCCAAACCGGCCCTGCGCAATTTCCTCAAACCAGAAGCGCCACGTCTTCAGCGTGGTTTCCTTCAAATCATTGTAGGTGTTCCTGACCAACAGAAACCGGGAACGCCGAACACCGTTCTCATCCGGTTTCTGTTCCATGGAAATCTTCCACAGCTTAAAACAACACGCCGTGGAGGTGCCGGAACCTATCGGCCCCTGAATGATTGAAACGGGTGATCGGTCCCAAAAGAAATCCGTCAGCACCCGGCCGTCAGGAATATACCGGAAGGTCTTACCCACCAATAATACCTTCAACCTTGCCATCAGCGCCGTAAACCCGAACAACGCCCTTCGTCAACGCAAAGGCTATCGCCTCAGCTTGCGTGTCATAGCTACGCACCGCCCGCGAACCAATCCGAGGACGAACGGACCATGCCTTCTGGAAAATGCTGGAATTGGTCGAAGGATGAACCTCATAATCCCAATGCTCTCGAACACGACGCTTCATTTTGCTTCCATGACCCCCATACCTTGCGGAAAATGAACCAAGCCAGAAGCGCCCAATTTTTCCGAAACCTTCTGAACCCGAAGCACAGACCAACCCAACACCGCCGCCGCCTGCCGNGCCGTAAGCCCACGATCCCGCAGAACCGCCAACAACGCANCGCCATCAGACACAGCCGGAACAGAAGATAGCGACGCCTCAAGCGCTTCCCGGATAAAGGCCGATCTGCCACGAACCCCACCCCGACCGTCAATCGCCAAAACCAACTCAGCCGGAAGCCGCAGACTGACAAGCGTCATAGGCCCATGTATTAGATCGCCGCCAGACATGTATTACAAACCCCAAAAAAACGTATTACAAATAGCCGTTGTAATACACAAAAACCGCATTTGTATTACAAAACCACGCCATGCATCACACTCGCAATGCACAACGTATTACAAACCAAAAAACCCAGAAAAAATTCCGGCGAACAAAGAGAAGTCAGGGAAAGCGAGAGGGGAGGGGCATGGATGCCTTCCACAGATCGCGCGTTTTCCGGGCCGGGTTCGCAGCGTCGGGAAGTCAAAGGGGGTGGGGGTGACCCATCGCCTGCGAGAGGACCAATGCCCCCTGCCATAGCCACATTGCATCGCCTTGAAACGCTGTGTCGATGCAAGATTTTATTTTTCGATAGCCTTTACAGATAGTTAGTCGTCATCGTCACCAGATGGGCTATCTGGTGGCGTGACGTCAACAGCGTCGTCATCGCCGAACGCGAATCCCGCGAATGCGTGGGTGTGGGCGATGCGTCCCTCGACGCGTTTGATCGCGGCGATGTTGTCAACTCCGGCAATCCACTTATTGAGGTCTGCTCTAACTGCCTCACTGTCTGCGACTTGGGAGAGCCTGACGTTGCGCAGATAAGCGGATTGTCCGGCGTTATTACGGATATCCATGATAAGTTGATTTTGTGCTTGTTTTACATGGGGTTGGCGCATTGCTCGTTTTAGGCTGCTGATTGCCATGTTTGCGCGCTCTGCGGCGAGGGGGAGGGACAGGCCCTCATAGGCCATAGCCTCTATGGCTATCTTTAGCTGCGACGACATACGCGTCCTTTGGCCACCTTTTGCGCGGATCGCGCGGGCCTCTGGCCGCTTTGCGAGATCAAGGGGCGATTTTGTGGCGGACTTGGCTGGCGGCATAGGGGCGATCCTTGCGACGATCTATTGCAGCTATTGTGGCGCGTGGTAGCGGTATGGGGGCTGTGGTGAGGGCGAGACCCAGGGACTGCGCCCATAGTATCAGGGTCGGTGGGCTGGCGATGCGGTGCAGCGCCTCCAATTTGCTCAGGTGGCCGTCCGCCAGACCTATGGCGGCATTGAGGTCGATTTGATCGAGTCCGATTGATCGCCGACGCCGGACTAGCTCGGCTATCAGGCTCTGATAGTCGTCCATGAGTTTTTGGGAGTATTGGCCAGCGTGGGGCAGGATGCAGGCTGGGGGAGTGGGTCCGAGATTATCGAGCGGTAGGGATAAATGACCGGCGCAGCCCTGTGCGGCGCATTTTAGCACCAGCGCGCGACCAGACACACTCGNGACCCGCCAGCCTGCCTGCTCTGCCTGCCTGATCCAGTCCTGTGCCCGCATGGGCGGGATATTTTCACAGGTTGCAATGGTTTNCAAACTATTGGTTTTGGAGTGCTGAGGTTTGCAAATATCGATGTTTCCGCCACCCGTGCATTTTCCCCTTGCAATAGATACACCTACAATGCGGCCGACGCGGCAACCGCCCATATCGACACCAGCGATCCACGCGCTTGCGCCAATCTGTCCGCCGATGATGCGGACGGCCTGCCGGGTGGCGCAGCAGGCGCTATGGCGCTGCTGATCACGCTGGCGGATCACACCGCCTAGCCGCCTCAGTCCAGATCAAACGACGGCGACGCGTCGAATCCGTGGCCGCTCAAATCCCAGAACCGGTTGGTGGCGTCGTGAAATCCGACCTCTGCCGTCGCCAGCCTGCCATGCCGGTTTTTGCGCACGATCAATTCCATGACATTCTGCACCGCAGCTATATCAGCCTGCCATTCGGTGCGCGCCTGATCGGTGATTTCGCCGTTTTTACCGAGTTTCGGCCCTTGGCGTTGCAGCCAGTAGCCTTCCCGGTGGCAAAATACGACCTGATCCGCGTCGTTTTCAAACTGGCCCGTCTCTTTTATGTCAGATAGTTGGGGTCGTTTGTCGTCGCGCTTGCCGATATCGCGCGACAATTGGCAGAGGGCGATAATCGGGACTTCCAGCATTCCCGCCATTTGCTTCAGGCCAATGGATACTTCGGTCATTTTTTCATAGCGGTCCTTGCCAGCGCCACGCACCAGCTGCGCATAGTCCACGATCACCAGAGACGGCTTGCCGCCCTTGAAATCCAGACCGGCATGCTTGACAGCCGCGTGAATCGCCGGAATATCCCTCACGCTTTTGGGAATGATACGCATTGCCCCCTTTGCAACTTCCGCCGTCGCCTCGATCCATTTGCGGAAATCTGCCTCTGGCATGTTGGATGGATCGCGCAAATCTGTGTATGGCACCCGCGCTCTGGCCGAGGCCATCCGGGTCGCCAGTTCCTGCCGCGTCATTTCCAGCGATACAAACGCCACACCCTCACCGCGATAGGCAACGTTGGAAGCTATTTCCAGCGCCAGAGAAGTCTTCCCCATCGATGTTGCACCGCACACCAGGCACAAATCCCCCGGCGCCAAACCACGAATGATCTTGTCCAGAACCGTCACGCCAGTCTTGAGGAACGAGGTTTGACCCTGATACGCCTTTACCGCTTGTTCGGCGGCTTCACTCATTGCCTTGGCGAGCGAGTAGGAACTCTCCCCCGCAGAACCCTCTGGGATCGACTGGAGCGCGTGTAGCAGGGCCAACTTGACCTCTTGGCTATCCCGACCCTCAGAAAGCATGGCATCGGCCTGTAGCGCGCTCGTTTGAAGCATTCTGCGGCACGATGCCTCAATGATCTGCTTGGCATAATCCCGCGCCGTGACCGGCAGCGCGCCATTGACTGCAATCTTGGCGAGGTAGCCAGCGCCACCAAGCTCTTTCAAACCTGCGTCCGCGTCAAATTGCAGCTTCAAGGTCACTGGCGAAACCAGATGCCCTTTGCGGATTCTCTCCGCTGATGCCTGCCATATCCGACCATGCACCGGATCGCCGAACGCTTCCGGCGTCAGAATGTCGCCCACCAGGTCGAATACCCGGTTGTTCAGCATCAGTGCGCCCAGAACGGCCTGTTCAGCTTCGACGTTGTGAAATGTCATCGAACGATTTCACCCCATGGCTGCGACCGCCGGTGCCCGCCGTAATTGCGCTGCGGCTCTGGGTCAGGCGCTATCGCATCCCAGCGCGCCCCGTTCAGCCATGTGGCTGGCATTGGCACATACTGCGGATCAGGACTTGTCGCGGCATAGCGCTCAGCGCCGGAAATGATCGTCGCAGGATCGGTTTTCGGAATGCCCTTGCGCCTGCCAGCCACAATTGCCGCGAAAATCGCCGCCGCCTTTGGCTTGTCGGTCTTTCGGCCCGGCGGAAATGCGCGCCAGAACCGCTCGAAATGATCTTCTGTCTTTTGGTTCTCAGCTTTTGGTTTCGTGGTTGTCTCTGGCGTTTCATTTGCTGAGAAAAGATCGTCTCGCGCAACTGACGGTTCTATATCTGACGTTACTGACGGTTTGGGTGCAACTAGTTGCGTCTCAGATACGCAACCCATTGCGTCTCGGGCTTCCGCCGATTGCGTCTCGGGTTTCTTGCCGTGGGGTGCAATAATTGCGTCTCGGGCTTCCGCCCATGTGTGTGATGGAGCAATGCGATAAAGGTTGGTTTTCACCGGACTGGCGTTGCGCGCCACCGAGATTATGGCCATTTCGCGCAGCCTCTGAAGGCAGTATTGCACCTGCCGTTCCGAGAGGCGGGGTTTGCGCGCCAAGCTGTCAACTCCGGGAAAGCAGGCGCGTGATTGTTCATCGGCACTGTCCGCCAGAGCGAGCAACACCAGAAGCGCGCCCTGATCGACGATTGCGTGTTCCCAGACTTCCTGCATGATTTTTATGCTCATTTTCCCCTCACGATTTCCCTGATCCGCCCTTCTTGGCGGTAGATTTCAACCTCGCGCCGCACTTCCGCCGCCGTCGTTTTCACCCCGGCACCGGTCAGTTTCAGCGCGATATCCTCAACCCCGAACCCTGCGGCCAGAAACGTCCGCACGGCTTCGCCCCAGATTTCGGTTCGGTCGGTCATTTCGCAGCCCCGAACAGGCCCGGCAGGCTCGTCATCTGGTGCGCGCGGCTTTCCATGGCGCAGGTAAAATCCCAAAGCGAAGCGGCGTCGGCGGCGTCCCCCGTCTCGACATGCCAGCCCAAGAGCCTGCACCGATCCATTACCGCGCCCTTGATCGCCTTCTTGGCAGCCGTCCGGTTAAGAGCGGGAAAATCCCGCGCCGTCAGAGCCTTGCCCAAGAAGTGCTTTCGGATAGTGGCTGGATAATATTCGACAACGCGCACACCGTGGCGCGCTGCCTCGCCCTTCACACAAGCCGCCAGACCGATCAGCAGGGCATTTGCATCCCGCCCCCCTACTGGTGCTTCCACGGCCACCAGATCGGGCTGGAATTTGTCAATGTAGGTCGCCGTCATTCTCAGGGCTTTGGAAAAGCGGTCCTCATCGGACGCCTTGCCGAAACTCACGGCCCAAGCGCGGGGCTTGTCACCGGCACAGCCAAAGGCCACGCCGGTCACGGTCGCCACATCAAAGGCGAGGCAGCGAAGTGTCACTTTGCCGCCGCCGCCAAGGTGTTGTCGAAATCGTCTGCGGCAGGGCGCGAAGGCTCGGCAGAACCTTCGAACATGTCGGCGGTGTTTTGGCCGTTCCAGCTTTTATCCATGAGATCGAGCAGCGGATGCAGCGAACGCAGAACGTCCTCGCGCTTGTCCGGCTCCATCTTGTCAATCGAGCGGACGAAGCTGAGCGCCTTCTTGTTCAGCCCGGTCAGTTCCAGCAGATTGCCGATTTCCTCGCGGTCATCACCCGCTTCAGAGGCGCGGCTGCGCTCGTTGGACTTGATGTCGGCCATGGTGGTGAGGATTTTATCTTGGTGAATGGATAGGTCCATATCGGTCTCCATGTTGAGGTTGCGCCGCTCTCCCGCTCGCGGCCCGTGCGCCTGAGCGCGCCATTTGCGGAATGACCCTCTCGGGGGCAGGGCCGCATGGCGCTGTGACGGACCTCAGCGAGCGGCCCGCAGGTCTCCCTGCCTAGTCTGGATTGGCCGCTTCGCCCTGGACCGGGAAAAAATCTTCCTTCGTCAGCAGAACGCCATTTTCATGTGCAGCCTTGAGGATAGCTGGCTTGTGTTCGTCGTGGATCGCGCCACGCGAAAGCCAACTCGAAATGGTCGAATTCGGATAGCCAGTCAGGCGCGCCATTGCGCGCAAGCCGCCAAATTTCACGATGATGTTTTGCGGGTATGTCATGCCGCATTGTTTTCATAATGAACACTTAATGCAACCTCATTTTGAAAACATACACCTCGCACCGATTATGCGAGTGAGAACAATGACCGAAACCAGCCGAATATCAGATCAGTTGCGGCAGATTCGCGAGGAAGCCGGTTTGTCCGTGCGCATGCTGGCGGCGCGCTTGGGCATTCCGGCCAGCACTTATGCGAACTACGAAACGCGCGCTGCGGCCCTGACAATCGAGATGATCGTTCGCGCAGAGTGCATCGAAAGCGGGCGAGGCGCGATGTATCGGCTTACGCGCAGGCTTGCGCTCACCACACAATACTTCAGACCCTGGCCGCACCATGACACAAGCGCCTCGCATCTGCGGGGCATTTTCTTGTCAAAAATGTATTCATTTTGAGTTTGACTTGTGTTCTCATTATGAATACGAATGGCCCCACAGACCGCGACACATGAGTCGGTTTGCCACACAAAACGGGGCAAGACATGAGCATTCCCTTCACCCAATATCTGCGGCCAGACGGCAGACGGGTTTCGATCACGACCGAACGCCCGCAGCCGATTGAGGCCATGGCGGACGCGGTTATCGCCGCTGGCCTGACGTTCACGGCTGAGGAATTGCTGACCGGCCACGTCAGTCTGGCAGTCGAGCATCCCGAGGACGGCGATCTGTTCGGCGAGGTTGTGCGTAACGGTCCTGACGTGCCCGCCGCCGTTGATCGCCTTGTCGAGGCGGCTTTCGCCAGCCTGCAAGGTGCAGCATGACCGCCGCCCTTCACTTGCACCCGTCCGCCGTTGCACGCGGTATCGAGAACGCGCGCCAGATCATCCGGGCGGCGAAAGGCACGTTTGACGAGCCGCTTG